CGCCGTGCGGATCAGGCACTTGGCGAAGCTGAACTGGACCCCCATTTGCTGGCAAACCATCGCGGCCTGGGCCAACGCAGGGATGACCTTCCCGGTGAGGATCAGCATCTTCTGCACCCGCTGAGCGGGGTCCAGGCGGCTCATCGACCGCTGCTCGATCTCGAAGTGGAAGTCGAGGAAATCGCCCTGTCGGGAATCGGGGGTGAGGATCACCTGCTCTTCATCCACGCGGGGCGGGATGATGATCGGACCCATCGGGCCGATTGCCGTGCGCGCCGGGATCGGGGTGCGCTTGATGAGCGGCAGGGCGATCAGGGGATCGGTGTGGAGATACCAGGCGAGCTTGCGCTGCACGTCCCGGGTCCGTAGGTATACGATGTCGCGCATGTCCTCCACACGCACGTTGGCGTTGCCCTGGAGGATGTTCGCCTGAGTAGCGGTGTTGGCGTCCGACCGCATCCCACCAAGCTGATCGGTGTTGCCGGAGCACAGGTTGAACCAGTAACTCAACTGCTGGAGATGGGACTCGTTCGACCGCTGTTGGCCACCGTAAGATATAACTTTCGCGCCATCAGTGTCCATTACCGCGACTGCTTCACCATCACCGGCGTCCACGATCTCTTGCGCGTCGTCGGCCGAGGAGGGTTTGTAGACCGTGATGTCCTTCTGCCGTTCGGCCTGCTCCATGACCTTCTTGGCCATCTTGTTCGCGGCGATGTGCAAGTCGTACCACACCGCCACGGGCGCGATGGGCATCGGGTTGTTGGGCATCGGCGGCGTGAGACTGAGGTAGGTGTACGGCCCCTCGTCCGGCCCGTCGTAGTCCTCGACCCGCAGATAGTTGTCGTAGGTCTGCGATCCGCCGGGGCACGTCACCAGAGCATCGGCCGCGGGCACCCAAATCTCGCGGACCTCGACGTAATCCTGGAGGTCGTTGATCTGCGCCGGGGTGATCTCGTGCTGGGAGATCGTCTGGGTATCGCGCCGCTCGAACGGGTCATTCCCCGCGGTAGGTAGGCGCACCACCTGATCGTGGTCGTATTGATCGGAGTCGAGGAGCATCTGGCGCGGGACTCGTACCCGGTGGCCCACGAACGACGCCTCCTCGATCCGGCGCGCCGCGGGGTCCAGCAGGTAGTCGTCGAAGTCCACTGTCAAGGCGTAGGGCTGCCCGGCGTCCACCTGGGTCGTGTCAGAAAAGTTGACCAGGTTATCTGACGTGCAGATGCCGGTCTTCATAATCCCCAGACAAAATAACGAATCCACGATCCAACGCCTAAGTTCTGATCTCAAATCGAGTTCCTTGGCCAGATAATCTAGACCAAGCCCCAGAAGTTCGGCGTACCCCCGGTAAGCGAGGAACTTGCTCGTTACAAGTGTTCGGGGAAAGTTCGTCACAAGAGTCGGAACCAACGTAGCGATAGCGTTGAAAATTAAGTTAATTGGTTCGTTACCAATTGTCCCATGATCCTTATCATAGTAACTACCGGCGAATTCGCGTAGCATCATCATCCTGGATGCACGAAAATTCCGCAATCGCTCCTCCCCGAGTTTGACTGCGTTCGCCATGCGCCGGACTGTGACTTCTTTAGTCGGCATTCTCTGACCTCAAATACGCTGCGATTTTCTCGGCCACCAGGGGGTTCTCCTGGATGAGACCCACGGCCTGATTGCACGCTGCGCACAACAGATGACGTACTTTTCCCGTCTTGTGGTTGTGGTCTATCGCGAGACTTCTGATCTTCCCGTTCATCGTGGAAGTCTCATGCCGACCGCAAATGAAGCATCTACCCTCCTGCTCAGCCAGCATTCGGGCGTAGTCGTCCGCGGTAATCCCGAACTTCGTCTGTAGGATGTACGCCCGATGAAATCCAGGGTGTTGCTCCTTCCAAGTCCGCGACTTGGCCTGGGACCGCTCCTTGTTCCGCTGATACCAGGCGGCTTGGTACGCACGTTTCTCGTCGGGGTTCTTCCGTGCCATCGCTTCATCGTAGCACACTCAGTCGAGTTTTGCTACGGTAAAACTGGACATCGCCACCGGTGAAGTCGATGGTGTCCCCCCACCCTGGTCGCGTCACCTTCGACCGCGACAGCGCCATACGCCGCCGGAACCCCAGAGATCGCCCAGGAGGCATCGACGCCTCCTCCGCACGGTGCTGGGGCATGTCCTCGACCCCCAGGAGGATCAGGGCGTCGGCGATCACTCGGTCGCCGTGGGTCAGGCGCGCGGCCTCGGACTCCTTGGTGAACTCGGCCGGTCCCAGGCCCCCATCGGTGTAGTAGACGTAGGTGAGGGCCTCGTCCAGCGCCTCCGCAGAGTGGTTGATGATCCCACCGTGCGCATAGGCCCGGCGCAGGATACCCATCAACTGCTCCTTCTTCTCGCGGGTCGAATGCCAGCCGTACTTCTTGCGCCCCTTCTCAGTGATCGTCCCCGCGGTCTTGTCGATGTAGAAGTTGGGGTACTGCATCACCTTGACGAACTGGCGTCCGAAGTCCCAACCAGGCCCATTAGCCTCCCAAATGACCAGAGGATGACCCCCGCAACGAGCACCGCCAACCCAAACGGCAGCAGCAGCCACGACCCGAGCAAGATCATAAGGCGGCGTATTCGCATCCGCATATTCGCACACCTTTTCCCGAGTCTCGTTGCACAGCACCGACACCACCGAGTTCGAGGCCCCCTGCCCACGGGAGATGTCCACGCCCAGGGTGTACGTCTTGGTCTGATCCAACCGCCCGCTGACATGGGGCGTCCAGAACCGCCACGGCCCGCACTTGCCCACCCTGATCTGGTTCAGTTGAGATCGCGCGATGATCCCCGGCATGGCGTCCTGGGCGACCCCGCGGATGAAGTCGAACTCGCGTGTAAACGTCGGGGGCTTGGCGAAGAGAGCGCGGTGCTGTTCGATGGGCTGAGCGTCAAAGAATGTGGAACCTGATCCGATGTCGTCGCGGTCCAACTCCTGCGCCATTTCCTGGGGAGATCGCCGATCTGCCTGGAGGTCGTAGTAGGGGGACCTGATCTTCCAGGTCTTGGTGGTGGGGTCCTGCACGACGTAGCGGCCGACCCCCTTCTCGGGGTGCTCCCACCAGGGCATCGTGAAGACCTTGATCTGCCCCGACTTCTTCCACTTGCTGTACTCGGTGCCCGGCCCGGCGGGGGTCGAGTTGACCAGTCGGCAGGAGGTCACGTCGGACGTGGCCCACCTGATCTTGGTCCCTTGCTCCACCTTGGCGAACTCATCCAGGAGGGCCGCGGTGCGCCGGTCGCCGGACGCGGCGTTGGCGTTGGCGCTCTCGCCGTCGATCTTGGAGTTGTTCGCCAGATTGGTGAAGTGCATGAGGACATCGGTGATCGGCGGGAGCATCCAGGAGGGGAGCCAGCGCCTCAAATATCGGTGCTTCCAGAACAAACTTTTGGGGTTGTCGGCGCGGTCAACGTACTCCTCGGTGCGGGACAACTCCAGGAACATTCGGTCGGGCTTGAAGAGGAACTGATGCTCGAACACCAGCAGGTGGTTCCAGGACGCGCCCATCTCGCGGGACTTGTCGGTCAGGAGATCGTACCCCTCGTTGATCGCCCTCTCAATCGCAAGTATGTGCTCATCCTGAATTGTCCATGTGACGTATGGGCAGTTCACGCCGTCCGTCACCTGGACCGCCCGGCCCTCCTCGTCGAACTCGCGGAGCTTGAAGGTATAAGCGAACGAATTCGTCCAGAACAGCACCGAGTCCCGACACGCGGCCCAGAGATCGTCGGCAAAAGCGGGGTCCTCGTCGGCCTCACGCAGCAGGCGCTCGCGGTACTGGAGGTTCTCGTGGAGGAGTTTGGGAACCTCCAGGTTGGTCACGGGGTCCTTCCAGACTCGCGGCACGTTGGGAAACGGCTCGCTCAGGGTGGGGCGGGCAAGTTCGATCATCACCCCTCCCCGATGTAGTCAGGGTCCTCGTCCTCGTCCGGTTCAACCCCGGCCTCCGCGTTCTCCGCAGCGGCCTTGGCCATCGAGTTGATCCGCGCCTTGCCGAGATCGCTCACCTTCTCCGTCAGGGACCGGGCATTCTCCTCCACGATTGCGACCGGGATGCGCCCCTCGATCCTGTTGTAGAGCAACTCAATCGCCCGCCAGTCCGGCTCGTGGACGATCACCGACCCGTCCTTCACGTCCACCGTCCTGTACCCCAGCGCGGCCTGCCACACGAACTTGGCCAGGGCCGCGGCTTTTGTAACCGGGTCGCCGTCGTCATTGACCGTCTCCATGTCCAGGGCCAGCGAACGGAGGTACTTGGACAGGATCGCGCCGGTGGGGGCGCGGAGTGTGCGTTCCTTACCCATTCTTGCGCCTCCAGCCATCGCGCCACAACGCCTCAGCTAGGACCGGGGCCCAGGCATCTACCGTGTCCTCGCTGAGATCGGTGTCCAGGGCGTGCAGGACCTCGTGGATCACGATCTCCAGGCGCTTGCGAAGGCGCAGGCGAGGGTCGATGGAGATCAGGCGCTCGGCGGGTTCGCAGAGGCCGAGAATCTCGCCATCCTGGATGCGCCAGCGGTGGTTATTGATGAGGAGGTTCATGGGAGACTCACGGTAGCGATGTAGTCGTAAGTGATGTCTGAGTTGGAGTGTCCGTCGTACCAGTCGTCAACCCCGGCAATAGGAGGAATGGACGGAAGGGGGTCTGGAAAACCCGCGTACCAGATACGCGAGTTTGTGCCACCCGCAGAGGGATCGGTAGTGTACCACAGTACATCTCCAGGGTCCCGGTAGGCCGCTTTGTACCCGTAACACCACCTATTCGCGGTAAGAACCACGAGATAATACTCGGAAGTCGTACTTTTCCAAATACCATATCCGTCTACATCTGCTATTCCCTGCAACTGCCCAAATACTTCCGATTGTACCAGGGACCCGTCCTTGTAACGGTCTACCCGCACGGTTGGGGTTCCAACGATAACCCCCCCGCCCTTGATAATCCCGCTGCCAATGACCTCGCTCACGGCACTTCTCCGATCACGACCTCGGTGTCGGTTGGCGATTGGTGATCGTAGGTCCCGCAGGGATCAGGATCGGCCAACTTGAACCACATGCTGCCCGGCGCGGCCACGAGGGTCCCGACGACCGGGGTGATGAACCATCCGTGGGGCGCAACGGACCACCAGAGGGTCCAGGCCCCGCCCGCGCGCACATACGTCGGGGTGCCGTTGTAGTCGGCCCCCTTGTCGTAGGTGCCGTCGATCTGCTGCCCATCGGCCACCAGCGCGGCCGGGGTCTGTGGGGGCGGGTCCACGAGGAACCAGGCCGTCCCGGGCAGGACCCGGCAACAGGAGATCGGGTTGACGTGCTTGTCCCAGTTCTGCACCACCATCGGCCCGCTCCTACGTCTGGCAGATGAACCCGGTCATAACGAGGTCAATCTGCCCCGCGGCTGCGATGATACCGGGAACCACGCCCACCGGCCCGGCAACGGCCGTCTCAAAATGGTGGGCCAGCCCACCCAGGGCGTCGGCGTTGCCCTTGGCGATCCGTTTTCCCGCGCCGTCCGTGGTGCCGAAGATGATCGAGTATGCCCCTCCCGCGGTGGAGATGTAGATCAAATCCGTGATGTAGAGAATCTCCGTCGCCGCCAGGGTGCGGGCCGTCAGGCTGCCCTGCGGGTAGATCGTCGCCGTGAGGATCGTGCCCCCGGCGTTCGCATCCGAGATTTCCAACTTTACCGGGTCGCCTTGTGCGCTGAACATTGTTCGTTCTCCGGGGCCGTATTGGGACCACTGCTCGTAGCGTCAGCATCCAGTCTACCCGGTGTCGAGGCGGGGGTCAAGTGATAAATAATGTACGGGTTCAAATGTTCGCATTCAATTTTCCACAGCGTTCTTCGACTGATCTTGGGACTCCAGCCTGCCCGCCCGCGACCGCATGTGCCACCGGGGGGTATCCATCTACCTATCCCCATACGTTTACGCTTGAACGCATACGCTTGCACGAATACGTTGGCTTGTGAGGTGAACGTGTTGTATGCTCCCATTGCCGATAGTGGCTAGGAGAATGGAACATGAAGCGTTACAGAGTATGGACAGTCAATTTCAACCAGACTGTCTCTTGCATGAATGACTGGAGTAGCTACCGACAATGCCGACGTA